CCAGAAGTGTGCTTCGCTTCGCTACGCCCGCAACTGGTTTATTATATATAATATATATATTAATATATATACTGTCTTTTATATATTATATATATTATTTATATATTATATATATTAATTATTATATATTAATTATAATTATTTTAATAATTAAAGTTAAGTTAATAAAGGCGACTACGCAAAATAAAATTTATATAATTTATTGCTTGACTTTAGTTGTTTAAAGTGATATACTATGGGTAAGTAAAACAAGAAAGGAGAAATAAAATGTTTGATGCGGATAATTATGACTACAGACAAGACTTTTGTTCTAAGTCGCTGAATGATATTATAGACAATATTAGCGAAATATCATTCTCACAGTCAGAATTTGACGAAGTAAACAGAAAGTACGGAAAGCAAATATCAACAATGCAAAGGGAGTACGAGAACAATGAGCTTAGTATACGGCGTAAAGATTAAAAACATCGAAGCGTCCACGTTGCTAGAATACAATCTTGGGCTAAGAAAATATTATAGCTACAAGAACGCAATGTTTACCAATAGCTTGTTTTGTGATTATATCAAAGAGAATGGTTTGAAAATCAAAAATTCGTCAACTAGAGATATTATTTGCTTGGAGTTTAACTTTGGTACTAGGTCGTATGAAGACGAAATAACACACCTTGACAAAATGATTGACAATGAGACTGACGAAGAAAAGAAGGAATTCTATAAATCACTAAGAGAAACAGCAGAACAGAACAAAGACAAATATGTTAAATTGTCTAAAGAGCAAGTCAGAGAAAAATTTTACAAAGATGGCATAGATGTAACATATGAGTCGATGAATAAAGACGGGATTGTGACTAAGTCCGAAACATTGCATTACAAAATGTTGTATCGTTCTACTGGTAAAGCTAAAAAGGGTAGTTGTATGTTTATCGTTGACAGATTGTACAAGAAGGCGATAAACTATTTACGAATGGGAATTCAACTTCCAGATAAAAACGCTCAAATTGTTGAAATAAGCGCATATGCTCCATTAACTTCAAGTACAATTGTTGATAAGATACATATCGACCCAAGTCAGATATTAGTTATTAAAGACATTGATTCATTCTTTAAGACTAATGTTGTATCAATTGAGACAAACGAAAGACGAGAATGCATTGCGAAACAGATTCAAGACTACGAACTTAAGAATACAATGTTTGATGGTCAAGGACTAATTGATGAGAGTATATTCCCTAAGTGGGCTAATGGTTATGTATTATTAAGACACCATTTTTGCAAGATGGCTTGTTTTAGAACAGATATTCAGCAGTTTTTCAAAGACTATTTTGGTAACAATTATGATACAGCAGTCGTTACAGACATGTGGGGTAATGAATATAAAGCCAAAGACGTTAAATTAATTACCACAGAGAATGCAATGAAGTTCTTAAAATTTAACGTTAGCTATGATTATTGGTCTAAATGGGTAAGAGCAAATGGAAGTATGTTTGGTATTGTAAAAACAGCTCACGAAAGCAAATTAGGTGACGTTCAAAGAATGAGCTACCAAATGGTCAATGCACTCGATATGAATATTATGCCACAAGTAGTTGAAAAGAGTGTTGATTATATTGAGCAACTGAAATCAGATGATGATGTGTTTTTAGATTATCTCAAGAAGAATGCTAACTTTTTTAACGATTATGAACCTTTGTATGAGCTAGTTAAACAAGATAGAGAATTCTTAAGGTGCGAATATTTTAGAGAACGCAAATATGCAATAATTAAAAATTATGTCGATGACTTTAAGCGTGGAAAAATAATTCAGAATGCTGATAATCTTGTAATTGTTGGTAGTCCATACGCAATGTTACTTGCAAGTGTTGGAGAAAATGTTGAAAAAGATAATACGTTTGAAAACCATGATGATTGTATTGAATGTTTCACAAACAGATTTGGTAATGGTGAACATCTAGCAGAATTTAGGAGTCCGTTTAATTCATGCGGAAACTTGGGCGTATTGTATAATAATAAATCAAGCCCAGTATGGAATAAATATTTTTACAATTTTGGTAATTTAGTAATTGCTATTAATATGCAACATACAGATTTTCAATCGAGGAATAATGGTAGTGACCAAGACTTAATAAAATGGGTCAGCGTACAGAAATGTGCGTAAAAAATATACGGTGAATTGCGGGAAAGTTAAGTATATAGACGTAATATAGGAGAAAAAATGGAAAGAAAATATTACGTTTATGAAAGATTTAGAAAAGATAATAATACATGCTTCTATGTTGGAAGAGGACAAGGAGAAAGAATAAGTCATTTACATAGAAATGATTTACAAGATAAAATTGCAAAAGAATTTGGTTATTATAATAAAATAATCAAAGATAATTTAACACTAGAAGAATCTTGTGAATTAGAAAAAGAAGTTATTAGACATTATGTGTTTGATTTAGGCTATGGGATTGACATTAATGGATATAACGATAATAAAGAATTATTTTTAACAAACAGAACATTTGGTGGAGAAGACGGACATTTCAAGTCTGGGGAATTAAATCCACAATATGGTGTATCGCCAATAGATAGAATGGGTTCTCATTATGATGAATGGCTTGAAAAAGTTACATCAAGAGGAAAGACTCTGATTGGTAAAAATAATCCAAACTATGGAAATGATAAATTACATAACTTTTTAAAAGATAAACCAGAATTAAGAGAAGAATGGTATGGCAGAAAAGACGAACAGAACGGAAGGGCAGTTGCAGTTAGAGTTAAAGATACCGAAGGAAACGAAATAGGGACATTTCCCACAATCGGAAAGTGCTGTGAGTTTTTAAAAGAAAAATATGGTTTTAAATCAAAGATAGATTCTATGAGGTCTACAATTACACAAAATACAAAAAGAAATAAACCATATAAAAAATTATATTTTGAATTTATTTAACGTCCATATATATACTAATCCGCAACCAAGCCTACGAAAGCCATAAAAGTAGTAGGAAGGCTCAACGACTAACGAGTGACTAGGCTAAAGAATAATCTCGACACGAGTGCCGTACACCTAAACAAGTAAAGTTGTAGGTGAAGATATAGTCTGAACTTATGGAAAACCATAAGAAGTAAAGGATAAAGAGCTTTTACGATAACATATTGCAGATAGTATCTTTGTCACGAATCAACCGCAAATTGCGGAATATGCAAAGTATTGCTATAAAAAATATCCAACGATTGAAAATAATATACCAAAAGATAAAAATATTTATGAAAATACAATGGCTGATTTTGCTAGAATGGATAATAATCTTGCTCAAGCACAATTGGCAATTGGAGAGTCAAGTAATTTGGCTCAAATAGCACTAACATATAGTCACAATTATAACAACAAAAAATATTCTGATGCTGTAAGCATATTAAGTGTAGTGGCTCAATGTGCAATTGACAACGCAAAAAGACAATTTGATATTGACCTTAACGGAGAGATTAAACGTATTAAAAAAGACCTTAATGTTCAGACAATTGGCTATCCAAGTTTTTGGCTTTTAATTCATCCAGAGTTCAACAAAGAAAACATTAATTGGCAATTAAATTGTCCTATGAACTATATGAGTGAATTGAAATTATTAAGGTTTAGAAATTCCGAACCAACATTACCTATGAGTCATTATTTTATTAAATATGATTTAGACGTTAGTAGACGACAATGCAAAAAAGTAGAACAATTTATTGAACAGTATGCAACAGAATTTAATGATTTTGTTTTAGATGAATCTTTTGATTGGAGTGATTCAACTCATACTTTTGTATTAAAAGACAATTTCGAGGAAATGATAAAAACTATAAGAGGTCTATATGTTTCAAAATCATATATAGGATTATATTCTTGGCTTTTAGATAGGGGATTTAATATAACAACAAATGTTAAATGTCAACCAAAAGACAGCAAATTGAATAAAAATAGGTCTTTGTTGTTAAAAACCTTGTATGATATTAACAGAGAAAATTTATTAAATTCTTTCAAAAAAGGGTCAAAAAACGGAACACCTTAATGAATAAAATACTTAAAAAATGGCTTAAAATAGCCATTTTTTAACATTGACGTTAACCTTCTTAATGATAGAGAAGGATGTTCCCAGTCCTTTAAAGTGCACGATAGTTGTCGTCTTGGGAAAGACGATGGCAAATACGTATATCTAGTGAAAAGGAGTAAGTCCACGATTAGCTAGGACGCTATTACCCAGATGCGTCTAAACAAATATGGGGTCTAGATGATTGGCTAGTGAGTGATGCATAACTCACTAGCTGTTACGGGAAGAAAGGAAAATTTACATATATGGCAGAAGAAGCAAAAGAAAAAATCAATAAAAGACAAGTTGGTCGTCCAAAAGACGAAACCAAGAGTGTCACCGAAACTGATGTATATCGGCTTGTACGTAAACATCCAGAGGTAGCAAGATATGATTTGACCTATGAAGAAGTTAAGGCTGTATTTAAAGCATATGGTGAAATATTATATCGTTGCATGATTGACAATGTTAAAATTGCACTGCCGTCAATTGGATATTTTAAACGCAAGCACAAAAAAGGAATGACAGAAAGAACACTGGCAATTCCGTTACAACCATTTACCCAAAATGCAGACGTTAAATATGTTACATATCCTAAAAAGCCAGACTACTCACTCATCAATTTCGATGTTCGTAAATCATTACAACGGCAATTTAGAGAAGAGACTACAGAAGGTTAAATATTATGGCAAGAGGAATATCTCAGTCAGACCTAGAAGAAATTGTGAGTTATAAGTCTAATATTACAACAAAGACTTTTCAAAAAATATCTAAGAACTTTTTTGATTTAGTCTTATCCGAGTTACAAAACAACTCTTACATACATCTTAAAGATTTTGGGAACTTTTCTGTTCAAGAAGAGGGCGGGAAAGAAGAATGGTTTTTGAATCCGTTTGGGGTTCGTGAAAAAAGATATGTCCCACCAAGATATACTGTTGTGTTTGAGCCTAATAAAAGTTTTATTGAACTTTTAAATGGCAAACGTGTACTTGGTATGACAAAGAGCGAAATCCGTAGTGAAAGGGCTAATAAGGCTAAATATGACAACGTAAGTGGTAGTTACGAAACTTATGTTGATGAAATGCCAAACAACCCAATAGATGACGCATTGTTAGTTGTAACCGATAGAAGAACACGTAGACGACATTATGATTGTAAAAGGCGTAATATCGAAGGTTATGTAGACCCAGAGAATCCAGAAAGAAACAAAAAGAAGATTTACTGTATAACCAATTCGACTATGTATGATTCAATTGCAGAAATGGCAGAAGCGCTTGGAATAGATAAGCGCAGAGTATATTACGCAACGTCAAATGGCAAAGATGAAGTGTGTGGTTACAAATTTAAAATTATTCCGAAGGAGCAAATATGAAGCAGAAATTTGAAAAAAGCGAAGTTTTTGATATAGTTGGAGTTCTTGACACTAACGAAAATGGTGAAAGAGTAATTACAGTCGAGACAAAGGAAACATTTAATTCTTACAGCGTAGAAGCAATTCTTAATGCGCTTGCTGGAAAGGAAATTGAGATTAAGTCGGTATCATCTGTAGACGAGGTATAATAAATGTTAAATTATCAAGATGCTAAACGCATTGTTGAAGACAAGTTAATAAATAAAACTGACGATACACCTTTTGAAGAATTAAGTGAAACCTTATTTGGTGATGGCAACTGTTATAGCGATTCTGAGGTTCGTAAGAGAATGTACGGCATGAAACGTATGATTGAAATTATCGAGTCTGATAAAGAATCAGCTAATAAGGTTGTTGATAAGCAGGATGTTCTTAAAGCTATAAGAGAAGAGCGTGTTAAGATTCAAACATTAAATCTTGAGCGTGGTAGAATTGACAGAGAAGAAGCTAGACAGGCTCTATTTTATGAGACTATAGGTTCTGTATGTGAAGCTCTACCATTACCAGAATTTGAACCTTTATATGCGCCAGTTTCTGATAAGGATTATTTGTTATGTGTGTCCGATATTCATTATGGAGCAACATTTAACAGCGCAAATAACACTTACTCTAGAGAAATAGCAAAAGAGAGAATTGAACAGTTAACTGGTGATACGATTCAGTTTATTATTGAACATCAATTGAATAATATACATGTGGCTTGTTTAGGTGATTGTGTACAGGGTATGCTGAGATTATCTGATATTTCTCTAAATGATACATCTGTAGTTAAATGTGTAGTTGAAATTAGCAGACTGCTTGCAAACATGTTAAATCAAATTTCAAAGTATGCGACTGTTAATTATTACCATGTACCAACATCCAATCATACACAAACAAGACCAATTGGAACAAAGGCATCAGAAATGCCACAGGAAGATTTAGAGTATGTAATCGGACACTACATAAGTGATTTGTTAATTGCAAACAGTAGGGTTCTTGTACATCTTGAAGAAGACAACGAGTATATCAAAATTCCAATTTTTAATTATAATATCGTTGCTTTGCATGGGCATCAATGTGGCGCTCTGGTTGACGAAATTAAGAAGCTGAGTGTTATGAACAGAGAATTTATAGATTTTCTTGTTCTTGGGCATCAACATTCGTCTAAGGAACTTATTGGATTTGAGCAGAGTGGATATGATGCAGAAATTTTGGTTGCACCAGCTATATGTGGCTCAGACCCATACTCAGATAAATTAAGAGTCGGTGCTAAACCATCAGCTAAGATATTTGGTTTTGATGAAGTTCAAGGGCATACCGAGACTTATAAATTTGTTTTATAAAAATACTATTACTTGAAACGAGAGGTTAACAATGCCTCTCGTTTTGAGATTAAGGAGACTTTATGAAGTTCTATGATACGAACGCATTGTTAGAACTACAGGAAGAAGTTTTTGACGATAAACTCTGTATTTCTTTTGTCACACTTGCCGAGCTTGAGCATATTAAAACTGACAGACAAAAGGATGAAGAAGTCAAATATAAAGCCAGAAATATTGTTAGATTATTAGAGCAAAATGAAGACAAATATGAGTTAATTGGCGCAGATTATACAGCTAGTATTGAGCAATTACTACAGGAATATAATCTTGAGAAGACAAATGATAACTTAATATGTGCATCAGCTTTAGCTTATGATTTGTCGCATGAAGAAGAGACTATCTTTGTTACAAATGACATATTATGTAAAATGACAGCAAAACACATATTTAAGTTAACTACTGAATATGCTGTTAGACATGCGACAATTTACAAAGGCTATGTTGAAGTAAATATGGATGAAGAAGAAATGGCATATTTCTTTTCTCACATGAATGAGAATATTTATGATTTAAAGGTTAACGAATATGTTATTATCGAAAATCTAGATAAAGACAATATCTATAAGTGGAATGGTGAAGAGTATATCAAAGTTATTCCACAGAAATTTAAGTCTAGAGCTTTTGGCACTGTAAAGCCTTTAAATAATACTCAGACTTGTGCTTTTGACTCTATCAATGACAATAAAATAACAATGTTATTTGGTAAGGCATCCAGCGGTAAAACGTATTTGTCTCTTGCGTATGCTGATGCAATGCTTGATAAAGAAGGTAAAGACATAACGTTTATATACTCTTATGCAAACTTAAAGGGTTCAAAAGAACTTGGTTATGAAAAGGGTTCGCATATTGAGAAATTATTAAATACAAGTTCCATGGGTAATATCCTTGCATCAAAGTATGGAGATATTGTTGAAGTTGAAAAGAGACTTGAACAGGGAACTTTAAATATTATACCAACGTCTTCTATTCGTGGTATATCAATTAAAAACAGCATAGTAATAGTTACAGAAGCACAGAACTTAGATGCTTATACATTAAAAACTATTATTCAGCGCTGTGAATTTGATACTTGCAAACTGATTATTGAAGGCGACATGATTGAGCAGAAAGATGTATTAGTTAACGTTCTTGGTATGAAGAGATTTGTTGATGTATTCTCTGGCAATCCAGAAGTTGGTATTATTAAACTAAAAGGCAATTACAGGTCACATCTTGGAGAAATTGCTGATGAAATGTGAGGTAACACCATGATGTTTATACTAGGTTTTATTGTTGGAATATTAAGTTATATAATTGTTTTTCCAATATGTGAACAGTTTACAAGTTATGTACTGCAATACATTGAGAGAGAAAAGGGATATATAACTTATGATATTAACGTAATTAACAATGACATTGATAAAATAGGCTATGTAGGTGGAACTGCTAGTGCTATCGGTTTTGAAATACCACCAGATGAAGTCATTGAAGTAGATGATGATGATGAAGGTGTTGATGAAAATGTTTATTGTGATAATAAATTAACACAAATGGGCTTTCATTAAGCCCTTACATAAAGGAGTACAAAAGTGGCTACACAAGGAATTAAGACTGGTAAGACCGCTATTTGTATGCGACACAAAAGAGAATACCCTATAGATAGGTTCTATACTACCAGAGCAAATGAGGAATTTCTTCCAGATAAGGTTATCCCATATTGCTCTGAGTGCATGGAAGAAATGGTTAAATATTATTATAGCAAAACACAATCTTTGGAAAGTGCGATATATTACACTTGTGCAAAAGTGGATATTCCATTTATCAAAGAAGTGTGTGACAGGGCTGTTAGTAAGTTTAATCATTCTCAAGCTATCAGAAAAGATAAAGATAAGAGTAACTTATTTGCTATTTATTATGATTTTCTGTGGGGCGATTCCTCTTTGGAAAAGCAGACTGATATGTGGTATGATTTTAGTGATAGCGACACTGCGTATGAAGATTTAGTTGGCGACCCAAGAGAAGCGGAAATAAAGAATCATGCGGAAGAAATAAAAGAACATTGGGGAGTTCAAGATTCTTATAGTGATTATAAATTCTTAATAGATTTATATAACAAATATACTGCTGGGATTAGAATTGAAAATCCACAGCAAGAAGACTTATATCGAGATTTGTGCCTAGCTCGACTCGAAAAAAGAAAGTTAGAAGCTGGCAAAGAAGGAGATATCACTAAAATTCAAAATAGAATCTTTAGTCTAATGAATAAGCTAAAGATTGATAATTTTGCTGACACCACACCAAAAACGTTATCTGAGCAATTGATATTTGAAAAAATAGCACAGATAGAACAACATGAGCCAGCAGAATTTTATAAAGAGCCTAAGAAGTGGAAAGATTTTAATAAATTAAGACAATATCAGAAAGATATGGTACTTCGTCCTACTCTGAATACACTTGCTAATTTAAGAGATTTTAATATCGACATTGATGATATTGAAAAATATAATTTAAGGGATGATTGATATGACCCCAGAACAGATAGAAGAGTTATATCGACTTGAACATATAAATGATTCTCTAAAGCAAGAGGCACAGACAGAAGACGATGATGAAATATATAGAATAAAAGATTGGACTACTTTATTTAGGCGTAATCTAGATATTTTCAATGAAGATTATCTAGGTATTAAAAATTTATGTTTGTTTCAAAAACAGTTTATTAACACTGTTTCTGATAATGATATCTCTACAGCAATTGCAAGCCGTGGTTTGTCTAAGTCTTTTAACATTGGACTTTTAGCTGTTGACTTTGCTTTGCTGTACAGTGGTGTTAATATTTTGATTACATCTATGACATTATCACAGAGTAATAATATCATAGACGAAAAGATAAATAAAATCTTTTGTACTAGAGGAACTGCTTTTAGTAGTCCAGTATTATGTCAATTAAGAGAAGACGGATGGATAAGATTCGTAAGCGACAAAGATACAAATGCTAGAATAGTTGAATTTAAAAACGGGAGTAAGATATTTGCTGTTAATTGCGGTGAATCCGCAAGAGGTAAGCGTGCAAACATTGTTATCACTGATGAGTTTATGCTTATCAAAAAGAAAGATTTTGATGAAATTATATCACCTACTCTAGAACCAAGACATTTTGCTGGAAGACCAGTTGATTATCACGAAGAACCTAAACAGATTTTCTTAAGTTCTGCTCGTACAAAATCTAATTGGGGTTGGAAACAAACAGTTACAACAGTTACAAACCACTACAAAGGTGGGAAAATTAAATATGGATTCTATATAGGCGATATATTTACCGCTGTCGCTAATGGAATTCAGACAAAGAATCAGTATATTCAGCGTAAGCGTGATACTGATGATATGTCATTTATGCAAGAATACTTAAATATTTTCTTAGGTAACTCAGAGGATAGTATTTTCAAGTATGAGGATTTTGAACAGAATCAGACCATAGAAGAAGCATTCTATCCTAGAGATTATCAAGATTTAATTGACGGAAAAGAACAAACTTATAAATTTAAAGATAACAGAATTTATTACTTAACAAGTGATATAGCTGTTGCGACTGGTGATGATAACGATAATACTGTATTTATATTAGGTTATGTTGATTTAGATACTGGGCGTAAAGGTTATGATTATGTTGCTACATTAAGTGGTACTAATTCCATAGAACAAGTAGTTATGATTAAGCGACTGTTTTATGAGTATCATTGTAGTTATTTTGTGCAGGACAGCAAAGGAATTGGTAATGTTTTGTATGATTTGCTTACAGTTCCAACGTATGATAAATTATATGACACAACATATCCAGCTTGGACTGCTAATACAATACCAGAATTACAAATAAGTTCTGACACTGTAATTAACGACAAAGTTATTAGAACCATGAGTAATGATGCCGTATCTGTTATTATTCCTTTTGCTGGTACAGCAGAATTGAACAGTAATGGTCACTTAGCTCTTAGAAAGGCGTTAAAAGATAAACAGATTGATTTACTGATGGACGACTACGAGAAGAAGGGTGAATTGGAAGATAAAAATCCACGTTATATTCTCAAGGATTCCGAAGAGAAGACAAAAATTCTGTTACCATTCGTTCAAACAAGATTTTTAATTAACGAAGCTGTAGCTCTAGAAGTTAAATTTACAGAAACAGGAAATATTAAGTTACAAGAAGCAAAACGTACAGCCACAAAGGATAGATATATGACCCTTATGATGGCTAATATGTTTGGTGATAAATTATTAAATTACTATTCCAATAGCGAAGGAATAGATGATGCTGATTTAGACGATTTAATTTTAGTTTATTAAGAAAGGGGGTACTAATTTGGCAGAGGAAACAACAAATATTGAGAGTCTTACAGAACAAGACTTGATTGAAATATTCAAATTCGCTAATTTTATGTATTCCAATGACATATTTGGTGCATTTACACCAGATACCAGTAATAGGAATTTAGTTGCTCTAAACAATAATCCATTAGTACCAACCAAGGATAAAATAACTAAAGCGCTGTACAACTATAAGTATTCCAAAGAGGAATTACAAGGTTATGCAGAATTTATGGAAGTATTCGATATGCTTTATAAGAGAGCAGAAGAATACTACGCTAATATGTTAAGTTTTGACTTGGATATTTCATGTACCAACGCTTTTACAGAAGAAGAATACAGAAGCAAAGACTACGAACAAGATTTAAAGATTGTTTACAAGTTTCTTGATAAATTTGATTATATCGCTGAATTTAAGAAAATAGTTAAACAATTATTAAGACATGAGGTTGACTTTGTATGGTTTCGAGACACCATGGCAGAGTATGAAGATAATGGTACTGATAAAGTATCAAAAACCTCAAAGTACACGATACAGGAAATGCCACAAAAATTCTGTAAAATGACTGGACGCTGGGATAGTGGTATATTATATGATTTTGATATGTCATATTTCACACATAGTGGGGTTGATGTAATGGGTTACGCCCCATTCTTCGCTAAAAAAGTACAAGAAATATTTGATGGTGGAGAAATAAATCAGAAATATATTCCTACTGCTGGTCTAGATAATAGAAATGGTAGCTTTGCTCTGTGGACTCAAACAAGTCCTAAAGATGGAGCGTGGTGTTTTAAATTTGACAATAGTAACTTTGCTGTTGTACCATTCTTAACACCTATGATTTATAATTTGTTAACTGATAAAGAGATTGAGGACTTACAGAAAGATAAAGACCTTATCAGTGCAAAAGCTATTTTAGCTGGTGAAATTCAATTATTAGACGGGCAAAAGAGTAGCGTTAAGCAGGATTCAATGGCTTATAATCCAAAGACACTTGTAAAACTAATGAAATTAGTTAAAAGTGGTATTGATAGAAACATAATTGCAGTTGCTATGCCTACTAAAGACCCTAAGATGTGGCAGTTTGACGATAATAATACCGATATGGCTATTAATCAAGTCAAGAACACTGTATCACAAATTGGTAGTGGTAGCAGACTATTATATGTAACAGATAAAATGTCTGAAATCGAAGCAAAGAACGCTATTATTACTGACTATAACATAGTTGCTAAAGTATATGCTCAGTTTAATGAGTTTTTAAATTACTTTGTGAATCAGAAAACACGTAGATATAATTTTAAATTTGAGCTAAGTGGTTGTACATATCCGTTTGTTAGAGAGGAAATGAAAAAGAATTATATTGACCTTATCGACAAGGGTATCGTATTAGCTCCTAGAACATATGCTAAAGTATTAGATATGCGTCCTACAACGTTTGATAGACTGCTTAAAGAAGGTCATGCATCTGATTGGGTTAACAAACTTACATCTGTTGTGCAAAGTGTTTATACACAGAGTGGTAAAGACAATCCGACAAGTGATAAAGGTGGAAGACCAGAAGTAAGTGATAGTGAAATATCAGACAGCGGTGCAACATCTAGAGATTACTAAGTGAGGTAATTAAATATGCTGATTTTAGGTACACCACAAAAGACTAATAAGTATTATAAGATTCACAATGGACTATTAAATAGACTGTTACAAAAACTTGGTGTTATGCCAATTTATAAGGACGATTACTATTTTTACTATGAAAAATTTGATTGGGGTGACGTTTATTGGAAAAAGTAATCACTATGTCTATTTCGGATTTTCAGAGATATGCTGACGATGAAAACCCCAAAATCGCATTAGCTAGATGTTGCTTTTTGTCAACAAGACCGAATTCTCATAAGTTAATAATTGACGAAGAAACATTAAGAAGATATGCGCCTACAATATTGGGTATGTTCTTAATCGGAAATATGAATTGGTCAGAAACCGATGTATTGTCTCACGAAAAGAAACCATTAATATATGGCTATTTTCCAGAAAATCAAGAGATAGAATTTGTTGAAAAAGACGGCTATTTGCTTGCATATGCAACAGCCGTTGTATCTAAATTATATGCAAATGAGTATTACGAAATATTTAAGAAAGACAACTTCCGTAATACTTCTGTTGAAATGCTCGTAGATGCGGAAGAAACCGAATATGGAAAATTTGTTCGTAGTTTCGATATATGCGGTTTAACCACACTGGGCAAAAAGATTAATGGTAGCTGTCCCGATGCTAATATCAAAATTACTAGGTTCTCACAAGATGAAGCCAAAGTATACTATGCCAGTTTATGGGATGACATAAAAATGAAAGGAGCAAAAGAAATGCCAAAGCCTACCGAAGAAAAAGATGTTGTTATGGAAATAGAACAACAGGAAGAAATGGTAGAACAGACTGAGTGTGCTTCTGAAAACCAAAACGAGGAACAAACTGAGGAAATGGCAGAACAGCCTGTTACCGAAGAAAAGTGTTCCGAAGACAAAGAAGAAAAAGAAGAAGTAGCAAAAGAAGAAGAAAAATGTGCCGAAGATGAATCCAAAGAAGAGGATGATGATTCTAAGGATGAAGAAGAGGAACAGGACGATTCTGAAAAAGAGGATGATGATAAAGAGGCTAAGATGCAAGAGCAAATTGCCGAATTAATGTCAACTATTGAGGAACAAAAGGCTACTATCGAAACACTTAGTGCTACAGTTGATGAGCTTTCAGAGTACAAGTTAAGCATTGAAAAGGCTCAGAAAGACTCTATTGTAACCGCTACACTTGCTCAAGTCAAAGGCAGAATGTCTGACGAAGATTATGCTAAGTTTGAGGAAAGTGGAGCTAATTGTGATTATGCTAATATTAACATTTGGAAGAATGAAGTGTTAGCAAGTATGGCAACTATCCTTATGTCCGAATTAAAGAAATCCGAAGACGTTGTTAAAATTTCAGTAGATGAAGTTGAAAACGTTGAGAAGAAATCTGGACTGTGGGATTAATTTTAGATTATTTATTAAAAATTAAGGAGATTTAATCTTATGGCAAACGCTATTATTGTAAAAACAAGAGTTCAAGCTGAAAATATTGATGCTCTGAACAGAAATGCAAAAGCAAGTGCTGATATCCCTAATGGTAAGGCTGTTACTTTAGCTTGGTCAGCAACTGAGGGTGACGAAGTATTTACTGCTACCGCCGCCACTACTGGTCTTGAGTTCGCAATTGGTCGTAAGGAAGACCTTATTGTAGCTACTGGTTCTATTCTTGAGAGCGAAAAGTATGACGCTTGGTTACTGGAAGTTACATCTAACAGCGGTGTATGGCTTGCAGTTAATCCAGAAGTTAATAAGCTGATTATTGGTAAGGTTTATGCTGGTCTTGATGCAAGACTGTTTACCAATGTTGCTGGTGAACCATTCAGCGTTATTTATCTTGAGAAGGGCGATATTATCCAAGTATCTAAGGACTTCTTCTACGCTAGTAAGAGTCCTGCTGATGTTACTGGTGCAACCGCTGTAGAACTTACATCTAATGGTTTTGAAGCTACTGTTTAATTATAATCATTAGATTGTTAACTAATTATATTGAAAAATAAGGAGAACAAATATGCCTAATTTCATGGAAAGCGTCATTAAATTCGCAAAGAATGACGAAAACTTAAAAACATACTCCAAGATGAGAGATTATTTCTTCCACTATATGTCAGCCGTAGAGAACAAGAAGATTGGTGATTACGATGCTTCTGTAACTCTGGAAGACAAGGAAAGAAATATGCACGAAGCTCTGTTAGCAGAGATTGAACGTGTAAGTAATACCCCTAGAAACGATGTAGAAATCAGTGTTTGGGCTATGTCCCCTCAAGTTAAGTGGGCTACCTTTGCAGTTGTTGGCGCAATGATTGATGCCATCCTGCCAGATACCATTGTTAACCCTATTGGTATCTACACTGATATTGAAACTGTTGGTTTCGGTGAGGTTAGAGAGTTCGAGGTACAGCCTAACTCTGTATTCACTGTTTCTGACGCTTCTAATGCAGTTCGTAAGGGATTCAACAAGAAAGAGTTCGCTGTTAACAAGTCTCTGTCTGCTGTAAATCATCAGATTACTGTTGAGACTCAGTTATACAAGGTTCTTTCTGGTAAGGAAAGTCTTGCTAGATTCGTTCGTAAGGCTATCTATGCTATGGAAACCAAGATGAGTGTTGATGCTTACAATACCCTTGCTGGTCTTGTAGCTAATGCTAGTTTCCCTAGCGCTTTAAAGGTTGCTGGTTACACTGAGGATTCTTTAATCACTCTGTGCCAGACTGTTGAAGCATACAACAACGGTGCTAAGCCTGTTATCTTTGGTACTAAGGTTGCACTGAATAAGGTTATTCCAGATGTTGCAAAGGGTTATCGTATGATTACTGACGCTACTAACCCTCAGATTAACATTATCCGTGGTTACTTCGATTGGGATGTTGTAGAACTTCCTCAAGTAGCTACTGGTGCTTCTGACTATAGCTTACTGCTTGACGACAAGAAGATTTATGTTATGTCTACTGGTGCTGATAAGATTATCAAGGGTGTAATCGAGGGTCAGACTCTGACAAATACCGATGGATTCTATGATAATGCTGATTTAAGCCAGCACGCAACTATGAATAAGCGTTGGGCTTTCGCTTCTATTTCTAACGCTACTATGGGTGTTGTTACATTACCATAATCTTTAATTATTGACTTGTAGGGCGCATTAATTTGCGCTCTATGAGTTTTACATATTTTAAAATTTAAAAGAGGTATTAATTATGGCTGGTAGACCAAAGAAGACTACAACTACTACTGAAACAAATACAAAAGTTAATAATGATAATGCAATTGATATGAGCGCTCTTATGGCTCAGATGGCAGAAATGCAAAAGCAGATTGCAGAACTTACACATCAAAATCAAGAGTTAAATAAACAGATTGACACAGAGGCAGATGAGGATGAAGAAATAAATGGTGATACTGAAATAGCTGTTGCTTCTCAATTCCGTGGAAAATTAAATCTTACAACTGCTATTGGTGGTACAGGAAACACATATACTTTTGATAGCTTTGGTGAAATACAAGATATTCCTTTTGCAGACCTTAAGGAAATTTGTAAGATTAATAAGAGATTTGCTCAAGAAGGAATTTTCTATATTCTTAATGATAATGCAGTTAAGAAGTTAAGACTTAAGAGTTATTATAATAAAAATATTAGCTATGAAGATATGAAAAATCTTGGTAATCTTCCAAGTGAAGTTGTATTAGAATTATATAAGACAACATCAAGTATGCAACAGGACGAAATTGTTGATTATTTCAGAAAGAAGTATGAAGCTAATGAAGATGTAGATGCTAATATTTTATTTGGCATTGAAAAGGCAAGCGGTGGAAAGGTTAAGATTTTTCGAGCCGAAGAAGAATAATTAGTAACCAGATAGAGAAGGAGACTGGTGTAATGACGTATTTTACTGAGATATATGACCGAGCATTGGTCGTAATACAAGATTATAAATTAGATAATTTGGCAAAAACTGACTATGCTAGTTTCCTGCTCTTTATGAAAGGGTTCTTAAGGAATAGTATAGATTATTTCAGTCAGACGCTTACTGATTTGTCATGGACTGACAATGTAATAATTAAACAAGATGAAGATGGTAACAATGTCGAGTATGATAATTCATATTTCAATAATGACCTTACAACAAAAGAACAATCTATACTGGCTATGATTGTCGTATATAATTGGTTTCTAAGAGAAACACAAGATGTAAGACAATTTGAGCTACACATTAAAACAAGGGATTATCAGTTATATTCTGAAAGCGCAAATTTAAAACAGAAGATAGAATATTTAGATAAATTAAGAGAGGAATACTTATACGAGATACAACAGTATCAAATAAATAATGATAGTGTGTGGGAGGGCTTCTAATGTCCTTAACATTTTATGATAATTATTTAAAGAATGTAGCAAAAACACCAAATGAATCATGGCGTTCTTCTCAGCAAGAAATTATATCATCTGTTTTTACTAATACAACGCTTTTAGAACACGATATGTGGCAAGAGTCATATAATAGGGATTTTACATTTTTTCATCTAGATGAATGTTGGGTTGGCACTGTCATGGATACGTTAACCAATGCAACAAAAGATTCAGATGATTTTAGAGAGATATATTTTAAAGATTGTGCCTATGAAGTTCCAAGGGGCACTTACTTTAAATATAAAAATAATTATTGGATTGTTTATGAAACACCAAGTGAATTAGAATCAATCTCTCATTGTAAAATCCGTAGATGTAATAATTGGTTAAAGTGGGTTGATGAAGCAACTGGTATTATGTATGAATATCCATGTGTAATTGATTATACACTATCAAGCGCAAATAGTCAAACATCAAAAACAGTTATACAAGCTAACTCACACGTTGATTTGATTGTACAAGGCAATGCTCGTACAATTGACATTGTTAAAAACTCAAGATTCTTATTTAACGGAGTTCCATATAGGTTTTATAGTATTAACAATTATATGCAGAATGATTACGTTGACCAAAACGTACAAATGTTATATATGGACTTCTTCTTAGATATGATAGATGATTCAGATAATTTACAGATTAATCTTGCAAATGATATACGTGGTCAGTATTCAGCTCACGTTAACCTTGATGCAATTAAAGGAATTAATAATTCTAAGGGCAAGATTGATATGTATGCTACACGCACAAGTCAAACATCTGACATAAAGATAGATACAGAATTTGAGTGTTATGCAGAAGACAGCTCTCTTGTTGTCATTGACAATGAAGGAAATTATCAATTAACTGGTAAGGTTGGAGATACAACCAACATAGTTGTAAGAATTAAAAATAACGAATTATCGTCAATTAGGATTCCTGTAGAAATTACATCAGATATAGTAGAGGTTTACTCTATGACAATTAATGATTATTTTGATGAAATTAAGCAAGGAAGGACTAAGACATTTTCAGTTGATATTTATCTCAATGGAATGTTTGTTACGAATGAATGTGAAGTCACAGCCAATTGGGAGAATGATAAAAACTATATATTATCAAAGAACGATAATAATATATATTCATTAACAAATATCAAGTATAGTACTGAGCCATTAGTATTAACTTTTACAAATGATACTTATGGCGTGCAAGAACAAATGAACATTAAACTCAGACCGATGTTGTAAGAAAGGATAGCGTATGGTAGTTAATAATTTTTCATCATTATCATCTGTTCCATATGTTATTATACAATATTTGGCAGAGCATAATGACAAACTTTTTAAATTGCTAAAATATCCACAGTCAGATGCATTAAGTAAACCAAATTTAACCATTGATGAAAAGATGGATATGGTTTATGTAGACGAAGATAAACAAATAACTAAAAATATATTTTTTAAACCATTAGTTGGTGATGAAGAAATTAGTGCTGTAACTCAAATGAGATTATATCAGTTTAATATTTCACCATCAAATGTATTGAATGCAATTATATCATACAAAATGGATATAATTACAGGGGATAAAATATCACTTGTATATAATGAAGATGGTATACCTTGCCCTAGAATCACAATGATTGAAGAAGAATTATTAAATACATTAAATGGCAAAGATATATTTGGTGTTGGTTGTTTTCAGTTTACAAGAGACTTAAGTACATCTGATAAAGCAAATTTTACATTGTCTAATAGTAAGGGATTCTTTGGGGATTCCCTAGTCATGTCCGTAAGATGGGTTAAAAACTCTGACGGAAAGGGCGAATGTGATTGATAAAGAAAAAATCGAATCATATAGACAACGTTATTACCAAAACATGTTACCAGTTCCGTTTAGAGTTAAAGATACTGCTATAAAAGAAGGAACTGATAATATTTATATATATCCAGTATTAGTTAAAGACTGGACTATTTTTGAAAATAGTTATCATATATTAACAATTGACAAATCTAAATATAATGACATTTCCATCATCCAAATGTCATATTTGGAGTTTTTATGTAAAGTTCTTTTCCATTCAGAAATGGCAGAAGAATATAAAATAATGCTATCAGTTGTGTTTTCTATTACGCTTAAAGATATTGAGAATTATAGAGTTAGAGTATATGATAACAAGTTAAAACTTGTTCTTATAGATAATAAGGGCAATGAATATTATGTTACCCCCAAAGAGTTTAATGAAATTATAGATATTATAATGACCTATAATTTCGTGGACTATTCTGACGAAAAAATATCAGACGAATTACAAGCATCAATAAATGAATATTATAGCATAACAAATAGAGGCGTACATACTCCTACATTGGAAGAAAAGAAGGCTTACTATTTATCAAAGACTGGCATAGACTATAATAGTATTAATATGATGCCATATAGACTGTTTAATATGTCTTGCGATTATCTCATTGGGGTTGATACATATATTGGAGACAGGATTCTCCAAGCATCTGAGAAATATAAAGTGGACGATGTTCTTCATCCTCTTTATAAACCTAAAACAGATATTTATTCAACTGTTTTATCAGATGCGGAGACATTTAAAAACAAAGTTGCATTAGGCGCAAAAGCATAATGTACGAATTATTTAAAATTTGGAGGATTTTCTTATATGAAATCATTAATTGCAAGTGTTGGTACAGTAAGATTATTTGACCCAGCTACTAATGCATTAATTGTAACCGCCAAGACCTTAACGGACTCTGGTCTGAATCTTGGCGTTACCGCAGAAGAAGCTAGAGGTGGTCAAGGTAATGTACTGTTAGGTAAATATTACCATGATACCTCTTTCGGTTTAACTCTGACTGACCAGTTATTTGACCTTGAGTATCTGGCACTGAATTGTGGTGGTCAGATTACTGCTGGTGGTAACGTTCTTGTTACTGAGCAAGTTACTGTTGGTGATGATGGTGCTATCACAGTTACTGGTACTCCTGTTGCTCTTTCTCAGACAATTGTTGGTTGGGCAAAAAGACCTACAGAGAGTGATGAATTAACTACTACTTTAGTATTTAGCGGTTCTACTGCTGAAAGCTCTTATACTAAGGGTGAAGTTATTTGTGTAACTTATTTAAAGAATGTTGCAAGTGCAAGACAGTTCAAGGTATCTAGTACCTTTATTCCTAGTGTTGTACACGCTATTATGACTGTACCTCTGTTTAAGGCTTCTGAATCTGAAACTCTTTCTTCTAGTTCTCAGATTGGTGAGTTAGTCGTGGACGTACCCCAGTTCCAGCTTGAGGGAACTCAAGATTTAGCTCTGACTGCAAGTGGTATGGCTAGTACTTCTCTGAGCGGTTCTGCTCTGGCTAACTATAGTGGTGCTGATTCTTGCAGTACTTCTGGTTATTATGCAATCATTACTGAGCATATCTTTGACAGAGGCGCTTATGACTATGTTAAGGCTATTGCCATTGAAGATTCCGATGTTGACTTAGAGGTAGCTGGTACTCAGAGACTGGTTGTATGGGCATTATATTCTGATGGTACTGCTCCTTCTATCGTTCCTGCAAGTGAATTAACTTTCACTTCCGATGATGATACTTATGCTACTGTTGATGTTAATGGAGTTGTTACTGGTGTCGCTAGTGGTTCAACTAATATCGAAGCTGTTGTAACAGCTAAGACAAGTCTGATTGCAACTGCTAGAGTAACTGTAGGTTAATTATTAACCTTTATTAATTAAAGTAGGATTGAATGGGGTTAACTTAACTGTTAACCCCATTTTTACATATTTTAAGAAAGGCAATTTATATGTGTGAATTTGCTAATTTAATTGATAAAAAATTAATCTGTTCGGTAAATAATTTACCTTGTATGTACAGTAGATATTGTTCTAAGGTGAATCAATACATTCATACAGATAATTTTAATGACTGTCAAATAATTAAAGACAGTTTAAAAACTAAGATACCGCCCAATAGTTATTACGTCCGAATGATTAATAAAGGTTATTTATATGTTGAATATAACGGCACTGTCGTTAAAATAAAAAATACACTTGGGGACTTAGTTAAAGATTATGTGTATGTAAAGAAGTCAAGAGGGCAGTTTGATATTTCTTTAACACCATTTTAACTATGATGTACTATGAGGACAATTAATCAGAAAGATATTATATTGTGCGACTTTGGTGATGATGGAGTTGGTTCTGAACAAAAGAACATACGCCCTAGTCTAGTCGTAAGCAATAACGTTAATAATAGATTTTCAAATACTTTAATTGTTGTCCCGATTACAAGTCAAAAAAAGAAACATTTGCCAACTCATTATACTTTAACTAATGATAAATATCCATTTCTACAACGAAAAGAAAATATTGTCTTATGTGAACAGATACGTTGCGTTAGTAGAGATAGATTACAAATGAGCCTTGGCAGTATAGACGATGAAGATTGGTACAATATATTAGAGCGTATTAAAATTAACTTTAAAGATATTAATATGTATTCTTGAGGAAAGGAAACAAATATGTATTCAATATTAATTCAAATCACAAAAGATAAATATTCATATTACACTTTGAGTAATGGAACTATTTATACGAGTGATGATTTAACCGAAGTAGCTAATGAAGTTGCTCAATTACTTCTTACACATTCGTTAAATGATATTGTTGTTGTTAAGAATTGTACAATTACAAGTTCATTTACAATTGAAGAAGTAACCGCTTAAAAGGAGAGATTGATATGGCAATAACAATTGAGAAAATTGGTGGTGCTAATAATGAACATAGCACTATTCTTTATGGCAAATCAACCGATACCAAGCCAGTTTCTAAGGATTTAAACAATAATGATATGTTTATAGAATTAGATACTGGGAATGCCTATTTTTACGATAATGGGACTTGGCAACCGATTGGTGGCTGATAATTAATTAAAAATATATAGAAAGGAAATTAGCATATATGGACGTTATCTCATATATCTTGAGCAAATCCTATGTAGATAAAACAGTAATTGGCATGGGCGCTATAAAAGGCTCACCATGTACCATTCAAAGCATAACAGATAACTTAGATGGGACGCATAATGTTACATTTGCATGGAAAGATAATCTAGATGTAACCCATACAAGTGTATTAACTGTTAAAGATGGTGAGACACCAGCCTTTTCATCTGTTTCTATTACTGGTGGTCATAGATTAACTTTTACTACACAAGACCCTACTCAATCCGTTTCATTTGATGTTATGGATGGTGCAAAAGGTGATACTGGTGTTTCTGTTGTTGCATCTAATGTAGATGAAAACAATAATTTAACATTAACATTATCAAATGGAAATATCATAAATGCTGGTAAGATTAAGGCTGTAACAACTGTTGATAATGCTCTTTCAACTACAAGTTCTAATCCTGTAGAAAACAAAGTAATAACAAACGCTTTAAATAACAAAGTTGATAAAGAAATGGGTAAAGGCTTATTCTCTGATGAAGAGAAAGCTAAACTTGATAATATTGAAGATGGCGCACAAGTTAATGTGCTTGAAAAGTTGATTATCAATGGTCAAGAAGCAACCATTACAGATAAATCAATCGCTCTTACACTCATTACTTCTGCTGTAAGTAATCTTCAAAACTATTATCTTAAAACAGAAACATATACAAAACAAGAAGTAGAAGATTTAATTGGTTCTACTGTTGGTGTTACAATTGAAATTGTAGAACAACTACCCGCAGAAGGTCAATCAAATGTTATCTATTTCTTACCAACTGAAACAGAGGGTGTATATAGTCAGTATATTTATAGCAACAATAGTTGGATTTTGATTGGTTCAACAACTGTTGACCTATCTAATTATTATACAAAGGCTCAAGTAGACACATTACTTAATGGAAAACAAAATGTATTAACAATTGATAGTTTCCCTACTCCTTTGTCAAATAATCCTGTAGCAAGTGGTGGTGTATATACTGCAATTGCTCAAATGCAACCTCAATTCCAATTTGCTAATATGCCAACTGCTAGTTCTACTAATTTAGGTTTTGTATATCAATATACGGGTGTAACGGGTACATATACTCAAAATATGTTTTATCGTTGTATATATGATGATGTACTTGGAGAATATAGATGGGAAGAAGTTATTTTCCATGCTACTGTAACTGTTGATAGTGCAATTAGTGGAACATCTACTAACCCCGTACAAAACAAAGTCATTAAAGAAGCGCTTGACACTAAACAAGATATTATGCAATATTCTACAATGCCAAGTGCGCAAGATAATTTAGGTAAGATTGTTCAATATACGGGAACAAATACTGTTAATTATACCAATGGTTATTTCTATAAGGCTGTTTATGATTCTGAAAGTGATGTGTATTTATGGACAGTAATTAAGTTTTCTGCTGATATGTTAGTAGATAATGCGTTGTCTACAACTAGTGAAAACCCTGTTCAAAATAAAGTTATTACTGCGAAAATTAATAGCATTGAGGCAGTTATTCCAAGTGAAGCATCTAGTACAAATCAACTTGTAGATAGAGATAGTTTAGGTACTGCAAGTCAAAAGAATTTTACACCTTATGTATCTCCCGATAATACAGATGTACCTATTTCGTCTAGTGTTTATAGTGCAATTACAAGTGCTGTATATGGTGCATATCATCCAAGTGGAAGTAAAACTATTGCTGAATTAACATCAGATTTATTGGTGCTTGCTAATATTGGTAATGTATATAAAATTACAGAAGATGGTGTAACCACTAATTTGTTTATTGGTGGTGCAGGTCAAACAATTCATACGGGTGATAATGCCGTTGTTGTATATGGTGGTGCGCCTAATACTTTCTTATTTGACTTACAAAGTGGTAGCATTGATTTAACACCTTATCAAACTAAAGCGTTAGCAAGTGCTGTTGAGGGTGAAACCACAGTCGAGGGCGCTTTAGGTGCTTTATCTACTGCAAAGGCTGAGAAGTCTGAAATGACCATCACAGCAAGAACTGGCACTTATGCTGGTTATTCAGACGTACAGCTGAGACAGGGCGTAAGCGGTACATTCGTTACCGATATGAGCGCTAAAGCCGACAAGGTATCTTCCGCAACCGCAGGAGATATTGCAACACTCGATGCCAATGGTAATTTGGTGGATAGCGGGAAGACCATATCTGATGTTGTTCCTCTTATCAGAATTGACACAACAAGTGATTCTGCAACGCATGGATATTACAAAATCTTTGATGGTTCGACTGTAACTGCTTCAACAAGAGAAGTGTATATCACAGGTACGTTGCATAATGATTCTTCTATACCAATAGAGAGTTCGCATACTCAGATAGATTTGAGCGTCAGAATGAACAAAGACGGCGCATCGTTTAACGGCTTTGTTAGCAACATTCCAAACGGCTTTGACATTATAGCTGTTGGAAATGGTACAAGTTCTTATGGTATCTATATCAAAGCTCAAGGTGCATGGTTTAAAGCGAGGTTAAAACTTACTGCTAATATTGTTGGAAGTTCGTCTGAAATTATTACCAATCCTACTTGTGTAGCTAGTATTTCAGAATCCGTACAAACAAACTATTCTGATGTTTGGAGTAAAGTTGTTACATTAAAAGATAGAGAAATTGGTAAATATGTAAAAACGGTTCTTAATTCTGCGGGTTGGTATAAAATTTATGAGGGTGCAACTCATAATCAAGGCGAAGTTTTAAGAATTGATTTAGGTTCATTTTATAATAATACTCAAAACTGTGGTCATGCTATAGATATTGCATATGGCTATAAATTAGCTAATATAAGTGAAACTTGTAGAGATGGTCAATCTGTTTTTTCAAAAATAAGAGTATGTTATACGGAGAATTCAGGCACATCAAAAAACACTATTCTTGTTTACTATAATCAAAATGTAGGGAATGGTGTATATGCCAATATTTTATCAACACAAAATGATGATAATGGCGAAGTATTTAATTTTGTGGCTGTTGATGCATCACAATATACCACTTATCGTGAATTTAATTTAGGCACAAATGGAACATATGCAAACGGAGTAAAAGTTGTTACAGAAACCGAATTTAATTCTTATGGTATAACAACCATTTGGACGGGTAATAAAACTAAAGGTGATACAGGCCTGAATTTTGATGCTTCACCTTATGACTTATGCTTTGCACAAGTTGGTGGAACTTGGTGTATACTGACAACAGGTGTTGGTCAAGGAGCTAATGCAGGAAAGAAATTTTCAACTGTGTATGCAGGTAGAGATTACGTAAATGCAGGTACTTATGAACAATATTATTTGCTTGATATTGTACCAGACGGAACAATAGCGACTTGTGGATGGTTTGATATTGCTGCAAAAGATACTCAAAACGCAAGGTTAGCAGGTCAAAAAGCATTAGAGCTTGCAATAGCAGAGACTTCAACTTGGACTGACCCTACTTGGAGAAAACTTAGTGACGTTGAAACAAGCGTAAGTGTATCCAAGATTATTGGTATTAAATTTCAGACTAAGTCGTAATTTTCAAATCTCCCTACTCTTTAGAGGGTGGAGAGAAGAACGTGATTAGAGGGATAGATTCACACTCTATCCCTCTTTAAATAAACTTATATATTAAATACAACAATTGTTGTTTACATAATTAAATAGAGTGAAGAGACACTTTACTCAAATATAAAAATATTAAAGAAGAGGTTTAAATACTATGTCAATATATGATTTTGTCACACAGATAGGTGGCGCAAATCTTGTAATGATAATTATATTGGGTGTTTCTTCGCTAATTGAAATTGCTCCAATTAAGATAAATCCTATAAGTTGGTTTCTGAGCAAACTTGGGAACACATTAAATAAAGATTTAAAAGATGAAATAGATTCTGTAAGCAAGAAGTTAGACAACCATATTAAAGAGAGTCAAGAAGAAACGGCTCGTAAATGGCGTAATGATATACTTAACTTTTGTAACGCAGAATTGAATCATCAACGTCATACCAAGGAACAATGGGATGAAGTAATACCTAGTTGTACGGCTTACGAAAAATTCTGTCAAAAGAATGGGATTGACAACGACAAAGCTAAGAAAGCTATAGCAGAATTAAACAGACGCTATGATAAACACATGGCGAATGAGGATTTTCTAAAAGAAGATGAAGAATAAAAATAAAATAGAATTCTCCAAAAAGATAACTGTTGCATCATTTATATTTTTTATATTTTGCGTTATTGTAAGTATAATTTATTTATTTATGTTTGGTGCTGATATAACTGATACCGCAATATGTGTAACAATGTTAACTATAAGCGGTGGAGTATTTGGAATGGCAGTTAAACATTATCTAAACGCACAAAGATTTATTAATACCGCAAAAGTTGAATGTGGCTCTTATCTAGAATTTATGAAAGCTAGATTAGAATATAATGAAGCAATGATGAAACTCAAACAGCAATATGGAGAGTTTGAAGAAGACGATTTTATGTCAAATGCAACCGATAATATTGTAGACAGATTTAACAGTCATATCGGCACTGAATTTGATGAAGCAAATAGTGAAGACGATATACAAACCTTTTAAGAGAGGTAATCGAAATGGATGATATTTTATTCAAAATTATAGAACTTGTTATAATCATATTAATGGCTTTAATTGGACGCTATGTAGTTCCATATTTAAAGTCTATAGTTGATATTAACAAATTAGAACAGATTGTTATGTGGGCAAATAAATTTGTAGTTATGGCAGAAAATGTTATAACTGGCAAAGGTAAAGGAACTGAGAAGTGTGAATATGTATCTGAATTGTTAATTAAGAAAGCTAAAGAACTTGGATTACAGTTAACAGATGAACAGATTCGTACATTAGTTGAAGATGCCTACAATACAATGATTAAGACAATTAATGCCGACAAAGGAGTTGAATAATATGGCAACAATTATGCTTGGGTCAGCACGTATTGATGAAAATGGTAAGGCTAACAGTGGTAAAGCTGGCGACCAAAAGCAGACAAGTTCTACCAATGATACAGTTGGTGAAGTGTCAATGCAAAAGTTTTATAAGCACAGTAAAGGTTGGAACATTTTTAGAGCTAAGAATCCAGAACACGCTAAGAAACTCGCAGAAGCAATGACCATATTATGTAATAATGCAAATGTTGGTTATGACCAATACAATAGACTTGGCGTTATCAAGTATGGTATTGATACTAAGGTTGCTACAGAAGCCGATTGTAGCTCTAGTGTACGTGCATGTATTATTTATGCAACTGGTAAGGATGTAGGAAACTTTACGACATATGATGAAAAGACAGTATTAATTAACAGTGGTTTATTTGATTTTATTGGAGAGTATTCTTCTCAAACAAAGACCCCTGTATATGATGGTGATATTCTTTGTACAAAAACAAAGGGTCATACTGTTATTGTTGTAAGTGGTAATCCTAGAACCGATACAGCAGTATCAACACCAGTTGAAACAATTAACAATAATGAAACTTGTCCTTATGCCGTTCCTACTATCCTTGTTACTAGTACAACAGTAGCAAAACAGCTTAAATATGCATCTAGTAAGTATCAAGCTAAAGGTAATGCTGTTAAGTGGGTACAATGGTATTTAAGACGGGTCGGAGAACAGTATCGTAAATTGATTGATGATGCTGGTGGAGTAGATGGAGTATGTGGTAATGCAACCGCAGAAGCAATTGGTCTATTCCAGAAGAATAATGGATTAACTGCTGATAAGGTTGTTGGAAAATATACAAGACAAAAACTTATTGCAGTATATGGTAAATAATTAACAAGGCTAGATTAATTTCTAGCTTTTTACATATTAAAGGAGATAATAAAATGGCTTTTGTCGATTTTTATCGTGGCAATACAGCATATATTAATTCAATATCTATTGCCGAAGGTCAAGTATTATTTGACGAAGAAAGACAGACAATGTATGTAGATAATGCTACCACTAGAGTACCATATAGTGGTGGTGGGTCAGATGGCGGTGAATGGTTAGGTTCGTTTAACATTTCCGCTGGATTGGCTACATACACTATTACATCAACAACTCTTACTACAACATCTATGATTGATATATATGTTGCTGAAAGTAGCAAAGAAACATTTGGTGATGCAGAACCTAGTTTTGTACAAGGAGCTGGTAGTTTAACTATTACTTTTGCCAATGCTTTAGCTGATGCAGTAACTATAGAAAACATTCATGTTTGGAATCCATCGTAAGAATAGAGAGGTAATTTAATATGAAAAATGATAATAAAATTAATAATTGTTTAGCGAACTTTTTGTTCGCTGAAAGCGTGACCACATGGGAGTAAGAACTAACGCAGGTGGTGGTGCTTCCGTCGGAAAGTTAAAAACCGCCTTACAGTACGCTGACACAGCATTAGGAATAGATGTGGATACATCATCCTATGGGGAAATATGTGATGCTTTGGCAGATTTCTTTCCCGAATCAGACATAAGAGCCTTAGTTCCAAAGTTGTCTAGCAACACAGGAGACAATGGTTTTGTTTTATATTCTGCTACATATAGCGATGGACTTCCGTGGTATGTATTCGACCAGAACTCATCAACAAGATGGTGGAACTATACACCAGAGGCTTGCTATATAGGGTACAGATTCAATAGCCCTGTTTCCATTAGACGGCTCGAATTATTTGGCGGGTACATGGGCGACAGTTTCCCGTACAGGAACGTTGCTTGTACTATCACAGCCATCAATGAAGATATGACAGAAGAACAGATATGGAGCGGAACTATTACGGCAAACGATTGGAGATACGGAAAAAGCATTGATTTTGCCGAAAAAAGGTGTGTTGGATTTAAACTCAATCTTCCTAATTCCAATGTGGTGTCTACGTCAAATCTTCATTTTACTTTTGTTTACGGTATGCAGGTTTATGGCTATTAAGCTTATTCAAGCCATATCTTACTTACTGTTACCGTAGTACCTGCGGATAGACCAGAATTAACATATGTACTCGGTGAACTGTTAAACATATTTGATTTGCTTGTTCCCAAGCTGAGGTAAAATCTAGGCCATCCAGTTGCACCTGCCCAACATACCCAAATACTGATATAACGTGAGCCGCTGATTCCAGATATATCTATCGACAAAGTACCTTTATTGCTAGTGACATATAACATAGAGTAATCAGTTAAATCAATAGCATCTGCAACGCCGATTATCCTGTAATGGCTTTCACCAGAGGGCACCACCGCACTCATATTTGAAGCGTTAAGCGTCCATGTTCCGTCAGATGTAAAGCCCGTACCAACCGTATATCCAGTTGTATCAAGTGCTACCTTTGCGCTTCCCGCATCGTATATTACGCCAGTAAATTCGGGGTATGCTTCTGCTAATGCTTCGCATATTTCTGAATAGGACGCTGTTGCTACATCAATACCTAGGTCGTCACCTGCGTACTGTAAAGCGGTCTTTAAAGGGGCAATAGGTACACCTTGCACGTTTGATTTAACGCCCATATCGCCCTCCCCAAAAGTTCGCTAAACAATTATTTGGCTGATTGTTTAATGGGGCTATTTGGACGATATAGGCGTGCAATTATTTGCGGTGATAACTTTATTAACTTAACATTAAAAGTGTCTGTATGGGGCTAATAGACACCTTATTTTTAATTTCTACTTGACAACTGCTGTTGATAGTGATATTATGTCATTATCAACAGTAGTTTAAAGGAGAATAATGTAGGTGTTTACAGAAGAATTTATTGCAACAATTATTGACTCAAATGCATTTACTGATGAACAGATTAAGTTAATTAGTGATAAACTCAATATTTTTATCGTTAATTACGAAATAACAATTAAATCAACGGAAGTTATTACTTACAATAATGTTCCATATTTTTACAAATCATTCTTGGTGGCAAAGCATATTGAAGGTATGTGTGATTCATCTTTAAGAACATATAATCTACATTTAAGTAGACTCTTTTTGAAGGTTAATAAACCAATGGAATTATTAACTACTAACGATATAAGATTATATTTATATAACTACAAGAATGATAATAACGTTAATGATGCTACAGTTGAACATGTTAGAACAATTTTGAACTCATTCTTTAATTGGTGTGTAAGTAATGAGTATTTACAGAAGAATCCTGTATCTAATATCAAGCGCATCAAATGTGAAAAGAAGGAAAGGCAACCGCTAACAAAAGTAGAATTAGAATTATTGCGTGATGCTTGTTCTAATGTTAAAGAGCGTGCAATTTTAGAATTTTTATATTCCACTGGGTGTAGAGTAAGCGAATTATGTAATGCAAAGCTATCAGATTTTAATTCTAATAATCGTACAATTTTGTTGCATTGCAAAGGTAATAAACAAAATACATGCTACTTAAATGCAAAAGCATATGTAGCATTAAGCAAATATTTAGAAACAAGAAATGATAATATAGATGTTTTATTCTTGAGCAATTGGAAAAAGCAATACACCAAAGAAGGGATAGAACATTTAATTAAGAAATTAAAACAGAAGGCTAATATTACAAAACAAGTTAGTCCTCATGTCATTAGACATACTACCGCTACAATTGCAATTGAACAAGGTATGCCTATTGAAGAAGTAAGTGCTATGTTAGGTCACACTAATATTAACACTACACTTATTTACGCAAAGGTCAACAAAGATAAATTACAGTATGACCATAATTTATATGTTATTTAATATAACTGAGGTAGAACCTCTTACATAAGGAGTTAATATGAAGAAGAACTTAACTATTGATGAAAAGTTAGAAACTCTAAATTTAATGATGAAACAAGATAGTGTTGTTATTGCTGAGTGCGTTTGCATTTCTAAGATTATCCAGTTTTGCACTGAGAATGAAATGATGGATATAGAGGCACATCAGCAAGAAGTTTTTGATATTGTAGATAATATCGTTGAAAACAACACACTAGAAGAATTAGGTTTAACGGATTTATATAATGAGATTATGAAATTATATCAAATGCAATTACAGAGACAGCAGTTTGATAGTTTTTATGATTTAATTAATGGATTCACAGAGCAATTTTCAAATATTGATGTTGATGAAACAATCCATAAATTAAATGATACATTAGGTGAATTTAAAGAAATCGAAAACAAATTATAAAATAGGGGGGCAGTTGTATGTATTATAAGTATGGTGGAAAAACAATAACTGCTATAGATGAACATACTCTTGAGATAGCTATCAAAGAACAATTAGCGGGACGCTTAAAGAATGTTATACAGACAATTGCCGAAGACACCATAGAAGAGGTCGTATATAATTATCCTGCTTCGGATTCATATGATAGAACTGGTGAATTAAAAGATGCCTTAAAAGTGGAAGAAGTAGATGAAGAAACAGTACAATGTACTATAGATGGTAGTGTATTTCAATCACATCCAGACAATCCACGGGCACATGCGCAATATTTTCAAGCTGGTATTGACGAATTATTACATTATTTACATCACGATAATGATTACTATGATTTGGTTGATTCCATAAGGGCAAATATTGATACAAGATTTAAAAAAGAATTCGTCTATGGTGGTTCAAAATATGATTAATTAATTAACAAGAGGATATGACAATGGTAAAGAAAGGCAATTATTTACTGTGTTTGGACTGTGCGACACAGATATATGGATGGGCTATAATTAATAAAGATGATTTAACTCTTGTTGATTATGGTCAAATAAAGAAAACAGATGGGGATATAGTAGAACGAATATGCTATATCTCCGATTCAATTAGTAAAATAATTGAGAAGTATCAAGATTACATAACAGAGGCGGTAATAGAAGAAGTACCGCCAAGCTCACAAAATAGCCTCACTGTTCTACAATTAGGTAGAATTAATGGGGCTACTATTTTATTATTACATCAGCATAATATTCCAATAGCTCCACTTATTGATGTGTCACATTGGCATAGTGAACTTGAATTTACGAAATCCAAAGGTGATATTAAAGAACAAAGCATCAATTGGGCTAATAAGAAATATAATTTAAATCTAAAATATGTTGCCCCTAAGTCAAAGTTAAATGAAGATAATATGTCTGACCCTATTTGTTTCGGATGTGTTTATTTGAATAACTATGATAAACGTGGTTTCGGGAAAAGGGGGAGTAAAGCATAATGGCTGAGAATAATAGTTTAGGCGATGTTATAATTAATGGTAAAGTTGACCTTAATACAACAGAAGCCAGAGAACAACTAGGTGTTTTAACCCGTTCGTATAAACAATTAGTTAACACTAAAAATGGTGTTTTAACTAAAGAGTTTAAACAGTTTACTAAGACATTATCAGATGGTAGTAAACAAATAACAACTTTAAATAAATATACGAATGAATATGGTAGAAGCGTAACATCAACTGGGAAAGCGTTACGTGATACTAATGGTCAAATTTCTAAGACATTAAAGAATTCTGAATATATAGTTACTAGCCAAAAGAAAGTAAATAAGGCTTTAAAAGAAACAGAAGACACAATGAAGTCCATGCAGACTTCTACTAAGAAAGTTAAATCTGTATTACAAGACTTTTCTGCTACTTTCTTAAAGATGGCGAAATTCAATACTATCAACTTAATTTATGATAAATTTGTTGATATGGTAAAAGAAAGTATTCAAGTTGTTAAAGAATTTGATGAAGCATTAACCGAATTCAAGAAGGTCAGCGATTTAAGTGGTAAAGCGCTAGATGATTATGCTGAAAAATTGGGTAAATTAGGTACAGCAGTTGCAAAGACTCGTAAATTCTGTGCGAGGGTGTATAGTTAATATGCACTGAGAATCTATCTAAAACTCGAAGTTCCTAAAGCCTTAATAACTACAAAGGAAGGATGAAATAAGCCTAGACTTGACAGTGGGAAACCAGAAAGATATTAAGGATAATACACGATGGAAACATCTAAATATTTAGATAAATGGATAACGAGTAGCAAAGTTTCGAATAGAAATGGGTTGAACGACTATCGAAAATATGTTATAATATATATATGAGTAGAGTACACTATAATGCTAATAGTGGAAACGGTAGACCCCTTGTAAAAAAGGGTGAAGAAATAGTCTAAACACTTGTTGAAAGACAGTGGAGAATATAATATGAAAAAATTAACAATAGAAGAAGCAAGAAAACAATTTAAAAATGTTGGTCTTATATTATTGAGTAAAAATGTAAATAGTAATAAAGATAAATTAACGGCGAAGGACTATGATGGATATTATTATTATATAAATACAAATAATATTAAAAAATTTACTCATAATATAAAATCTAAAGTTATAAAAACAAATCCATATTCATTGCAAAATGTAAATTTGTATTTAAAACAAAACAACATAGAACAAAATGCAATTGGTATATGTTGGGAAGACATAACAAAAATAAAGTTTAAATGCAATTGTGGTAAGGAATATTATGTAAGGTGGAACAATATCGTTCGTGGTAGAAATATTGTTTTTTGTTGTGAAGAATGCAAGCATAAGATAGTGTCTAAAAAGAAATTTGATTATTCTTATGTAAAAGATACATTAGGCAAACATGGATATACGTTACTAAGTAATGAATATAAAGGAAATAATGACAATCTGTTATGTTTAAATAAAGACGGGTATAAAGTCTATGTTAAATTTTCAAAAATAAATAATGAGTATGATACAGAACCATACGTATTTTCTATAAAATTTAATTCAAAAAACTATATATATAATATAAATAATTATTTTAAAATAAATGACATAGATTGTAAAGCATTATATTATGTTGACGATAACAGATTTAAAAATGAAGTATCTATATGTTGTCAATGTTCATGTGGTAATGAGTTTTTTACTACCTTTTCTTCAATTAAGTATGGAAAAACCAGATGTTCTATATGCAGTAAGAAAATGTCTAATATAGAACAAAAAATAGAAAAATGGCTGAAATCAAAAAATATACAGTATGAATTGCAAAAGAAGTTTAATGATTGTAAAGATATAAGAGAACTTCCTTTTGATTTTTATTTAAAAGATTATAATTGTTGTATTGAAGTAGATGGAAGACAGCACAGTGAACCAATAAAATTTTCATATTTGTGTACAGAAGAAGAAGTAACAAAAAACTTTGAAAGCAATAAAAAGCATGACGATATAAAAACTGAATATTGTAAACAAAATGGTATCAAATTAATTAGAATACCACAAAAATATATTGAACGAAGACACGAAGAATATAAAAAAATATTATATGATAATCTCATTAAGAAGTAGCGATTCTTAATAAATATTAAATAAATATAGACAGAAATGGTTCAAGCAAGTACTGAATTCAAAAAGAGTGGTTACTCTGATGAAGATTCAGCCGAACTTGCTCAAATAGCCATGTTATATTCCAATATCGCTGATGCTGAATTATCTGCTGGCGATTCAGCTAGTTATATAATTTCTCAGATGAAAGCGTTTGGATATACAACTGCTCAAGAAGCCCAAAGTATAATTGACAAAACTAATGAAGTGTCAAATAATTTCGCAGTTTCATCTTCCGATATTTCTGGCGCATTAACTAAAACATCAAGTGCCATGAGTGCTTATGGTAATGATATAAATGAAACCATAGCTCTCGTTACCGCTGGTACTGAAATACTTTCGGGAAATGCCGGGAAAGTAAGTAGGGGATTGATTTTTACGTATTTCTCGACCGCCTACTATAAAAAAAATAAAAGTGAACTACGGGGAAATCTTGTAAAATTTTGTTGACTAAATTATAATAAAGTGGTATAATATAATAATATAATAATAATATAATAATATAAATAGCTACGATATTATAATGGCAAGGAGTAACTTCCAAGGTATAGTAATACGAACAAAAGTAGAGACAATCCGTAACCAAGCAATCCTAAGAGTAAGGGTTGAAGGTTCAGAGACTATCCGCAAGGAGTAGGGGCAAGTGCCCCGAAGTGCTTTTTTAAAATGATATAGTCCGAACTTATAAGAGATTATAAGGAGTTAAATAAAATTGAGAAAATATACAATAGAAGAAGTAAAAGAATATTATTCAGAAAGAGGATATGATGTACTTGATGATGAATATGAAGATTATTCATCGAAATTACATATCAAAGAAAGAAAAACTGGGTATTTATATGTATCAACATTTGCTCATTTTTCAAATGGTGAATTGACTAGTCCATTTGGGTATAATAATAAAGAATATCAAGAATACAATATTAAATTATTTTTAAGTAATAATTTTAATGATACAAAATTTATTAGTGCAAGAAAAGAAAAAAGACAAGGTAAAACACGTAATATAATTACGTTGCAATGCCCATGTTGTGATAAAAATTTTGAAAGAGAATGGAGTCATATATATTATAGCAAATGTGATTCCTTGATGTGCCCAAAATGTACAAACAAGGCAAAGACGATAAAAAAAAGAAAACAACGTGATTTAGATGCAATATCTAAAATTGAATCTTATGGTTATCATTTTGAAGGAGAAAAGCCAAAACATATATATGGTAATGAATTAATTGAAGTCGTTGAAAATAAAACTGGATATAAAGTAATGGTAAATGCGACAAAATTAAAAGACAAGAAGAAAAATATCGTATTTAGTGAATTTACAAACAGGCATAATTTATTATATAATACAAATCAATATATTTTAAATAATGACTTAGATTGTAAGGCAATTAGAATAGCAGAAGAAAAAGGAAGAACACCAAACGATAAATCAATCATAGAATGCAGGTGTTCATGTGGAAGGTTATTTTATACCGATGTTTATAATTTAATGGAAAATATAAATAGATGTGAAGTTTGCAGAAATGCAATATCACATGATGAATTCCTTGTTTCTCAATTTCTAGATGATAATAACATTAAATATAAAGAACAATTTAGATTTAATTCTTGTAAATATAAAAAACCATTACCATTTGATTTTCATTTAGACGATTATGATATACTAATTGAAATTGATGGCGAACAACATTTTCGACCAGTTAGATTTGGTGGTATGTCACAGGAAGAAGCAGAAGAAAATTTTCAAAAACAAAAAAACAAAGATTCAATTAAAAATGATTTTTGCAAAAAGCACAATATTCCATTATTAAGAATTTCATATGAAGAAATTAATAATGAACAATATAAAGATAAAATACTCAATTTTATAAAAACCGTACAAGATTAACGACCTTGTATGAACAAAAATTTGGAGAAGTATTGGTGCTAATATCGTTAAGTTAGCTAACTCTAATGATACATTAGCAATTACAGTTAACGGAATAACTAAAAATATTCAATTAGTTGACCAAGCTACTGGTGAAATGCTTAATACATATGAAGTATTACAGCAAATTGCTGGTTATTGGGATGAAATGACGCAAGCTGAAAAGAGTAATCTTGCGTTAACATTGGGTATGAAAACCCAGATTGAAGTATTTACTTCTGTTGTTGGAAACTTTGAATCAGCAGAAAGGGCGTTAACAACTGCTATTGATTCAGAAGGCTCTGCATGGAGAGAAAATGAAAAATACATGGAGAGCATTAAGGCAAGAACACAAGAATTAAATGCACAATTTCAAGAATTTGCACTTGGCGAAGGTGGTTTAGCTGTAATAATTAAAAATGTAATCAGTTTAAACACTGCTTTATTAAAATTATTAAATACACCAGTAGGTAAGTGGTTAACATATTTAAGTACAGCAATAATGGCTACTGTTCTTGCGCTGAAATTAATGCCAAAAACAATTTCAACAAAAGTAAAGCCTCAATTTGATATCCTTAATATGGCAATCAAAGAGACAATAGCATCTATGTCAACAATGCAAATTGTAGCTACTGTTGGTATAGGCGCTATAGTTATTGCTCTTGGTGTGCTAATTAGTAAATTAGTTGTAACTAAGAAAGAAGCAAAACAGTTACAAGAAGAATTTACTAATAAAATAGTTGATTCAACAGAAGAGATTAAAAATCTAAATGATGAATTAGATGAATATATTGGTAAGTTAGAAGAAGCAAAGTTAGCTAAATCACAACTTGAATCTGGTGGAGTTACCAACGAAGAAAAGGCAAGGATAGCATTACTTGATGCTGAAATAGGTAAATATGAAACAGAATTAAGATTAGTTAAAGAAAGAATTGAAGCAGAAGAAACTAATCGTAAAAATGCTCTTAAAGATAAATATAACACAAAAGTAACATCAAATGTTGCCGATGAAGGAGCTAATGAATCTGTATCTGATGTTCTAATTGAGAAGACTGGTTCTGTATCTAGTATATTTGACGAACAAATAAAAGATGCTTATCAAATAGTAGATAAGCTCAAGGAATATTCTGATATACAAAAGAATATTACTGATATGAGTTCTGGTGCTATTCCAATGGATGCTTCATATTATGAGCAATATGCTGATAGTATAGAAGAAACACAGGAAAAGTCAGCATCTTATAAACAAACATTAGATGATTTACGTGCATCAATGCTTGATAATTATCAAATAATACAAGATAATATTGATGCTGGTAATGAAGTAAGCGAACAAGATAGAGCAAATGCACAAGCATATTTAGAACTTATAAACGCTATAGATATGCTGAATAGCAAGTCAGAAGAAGCAGTTGATATTATAGGACTGGTAGCAGAAACATATGGTCTTTCAAGGGATGAACTGGTTGCTTATCAAAATGAGCATGAAGAATTTGAAGACGATATAGTAGCTTGCGCCGAGGCTCTAGCACAAGAAAAAGAAGAGTTAGAGGGTATTGACGAAGCGTTTGCGGATTCACTTAAATCTATTACAGAAGTTTCTGATGCTTATGATGCTTTATCTAGTGCTATAGAAGAATACAACGAAACTGGTCAATTGTCAGCTAAGACAATGACTGAATTAGTTGAAAAATATCCAGATTATTTACAATATTTAGTTGATGAAAATGGTCAACTTTCAATAAATGAAGATGGCATGCTGGCTCTTGCTAATGCTCGTATAGATGATGCAGAAGCTCTAGCATACAGACAAGCAATGGCTGAATTAGATACCATTGCAATGCAAGATAATAATACAGAAGTTGAAAATGCAGAAGGCGCTTCTCAGACATTCAAGAGCGCAACACAGAGTGATATTAATGAGTTAAATAAAATCATTCAAGCATTAAATGATGGTACGTATGCATGGCAACGTTACAATTACGAAAAGACTCAAGGTATGACAACATCCCAAAAGTCTCAGTATGAAGGTGTAATGAATAACCTTGCAGACCAGATTAAGGTTCTTGAGAAAGCTCGTAATTCACTTGGTTCTTATTCAAAGAGTACAAGTAAGGCTGGCTCTTCCTCAAGCAAAGCATCAAAAGAAGTCGATAAGCTCACTGAATCTATTAACAACCTTGAATCAGAGATAAAGAAATTTGAAGATACTATTAAATATATTGATGGTAAATTTGATGATGTTATTGATGATTTAAAAGACGCTAAAGATAAGGTTTTAGATGGTATTGACGACCAAATTGACGCATTAAAGGATTTAGCAGACGAAGCAGATGATGCTTATGAAGCTCAAATAACAGCACTTGAGAATAAACGTGATGCAGAATTAGCCATCATTGACGAAGAGATAAGCGCTCTCGAAGATGAAAATGATGCATTACAACGACAATATGAACTTCAAGAATTATTAGATAATCTTGCAAAGGCTAAATCTTCAAGAGTTAAATTATATCAGAACGGAAGTTTTGGTTATTCACAAGACGTAGAACAAGTTGCTGGGGCACAAAATGAACTTAGCGAATGGAATAGTAAACAGGCTCTACAAGCTAAAATTGATGCTTTAAATAATTATAGAGACACTGTTGTAGCAAACTATAAACAGCAAATTAGTGCAATCGAGCAATTACAAGCATCTACTAAAGCATCTTATGAGAAACAAGTTAAAGACTTGGAAAATTATAAGGATGCAATGGAAAAGCAATATGATGCTCAGATTGAAAATTGGGAGAATCAAAAGAAGGAATTTAATACATTAGTTGACTCTTATGAAACAGAGCAAAATCGTCTACAAGCATTAGAGTTAACTGGTATAGATTTTGAAAACGAATCTTGGAAAACAAGAATCGGAAACCTTTCCAATTTTGTTACAACATATACCAATCTGTTAAAGCAATTAGCTGACGCAAAGAAGGCAGAAGCATCTGGTGGTGACGTAAGCGTTTCTAGTGGTGCAAGCTATAGCGGTTCAAGTTCTAGCTCTGTTTCTACAACTACAACATCTTCAACAACTAAGTCATTGCCTAAAGTTGCTACAACTGGTAAGGCTAAGATAATTAATAACGCTAAAAAGAAGGGCATGACTGCTTATGCTAGTGGTTCTAGTTATATCAAAGCTGACCAAATGGCTATAGTTGGTGAAGACCCTTATAGAGAGATTGTGATAGGTTCTAAGTTAAATAATGGAGTCGTTACAAACTTACAAAAGGGTAGTGGTATTATTCCAGCCACCACAACTAGCAAATTAATAGAAATGGCTAATACAAGCTATTATGGTGGAAGTAATCATACTTTAAACGATGTGACAAATACTGGTGGTGAAACAATTAACATGAATATTGACAATGTGCAAGTTCGTGCTAACAATGCTGATGAATTTGTTGCGTCAATGAAAGAATTTAAACTTGGCATGACCCAAAAGGCATACACAAGATAACATAACAGCGTAGGCGTTTATTTGTCTACGCTGTTTTACATATTTTGAAGGAGCAAATTGAAATGAACAATGGTGTACAAGACTTAATGGACGGTGTAAGTGCATACGTTCAATACGTCATTGATAATAGTGGTCAACTATTATTAAAAAGTTGTATCATAGGCTCTTACGATACAAAAACTCATAAATATACTGGGACTATTGATGGTGTAAATTGTACTAATATTCAATCAATATGCTCAGAAGTATTTTCAAGAAATACTGTTGTAAAGGTTCTTTGCAACAAATATAACAATGTGTTAAATAACATAACAATCATAGGAAAAATACAATGAAAGGGGACAACTTAAATGAGTCTTATAACTCCTATTGCCGTTGCACATTCAGCGTTTGATGCAACAAAAGACACAACCTTTTATTTCAACGTTGGCAATGGTGGCGACCAAGTTGTTGCCAATCGTATAACAATCAGAACAAATACTGATAACACAATAGTTTATCAGAGCAAAATAAACACACTTGTATTTTCACAGACAGTCCCAGCTAATACGTTAACTAATGGTGTGTATTATAATTTATATTTTAATACTTACAACGCAAACGATGATATCAGTACAAACAGTAATTCCATTCAGTTCTATTGTTTATCTGAACCAATATTAACACCAGTTAACTATTATGACAATATAGAAATTAATGCGTCCCACTTTGTATTCCAGACGGAATATAACCAAGATGAATTAGAATATTTAAGTTCAATACATCACGTATTAACTGACACAACTATAAATGAAGTTATAGAAGACGTTGTAGAATATGCTAAAACAACTGATGTTCCATATTTAATTGAAAAAGAGTACCTTGGTTTGTTAAATGGGGATTCTTTCAAATATGAACTTGACATAACGACTGCAAATGGATTAACACAAAGTACATCATGTGAATTTACAGTGGCGTATGAACAGCCAACATTTAATGGTATTCTAGAGCTTGAAAATTTATGTGAAGATGGTTTAATTAAAATTAATAGTGGTCTTTCCGTTATTAATGGTGTTGGTACAAATATGTCGTATGAGACATATAGCGGTGACGTATATGCTGATATGGAATATTTAACAGAGAATCCTAGTGAATATATCACAACCGAAGTTGCGCCAAACGTAATATGGAATGAACAGGCAATGGAAGGTGTTACTTTAAGTAGCGATTCATTTTCATTATTAGCTTGGTTTAAACCGAATAAATTATATAATGGTGAACCACTTAATACACGAACAGAAGCAACGATACTTCAATTAAAAGGTGATTCTGAGGATAGCAGACTGTGGTATAATTTAGTATTTGAAAGAGTTAAACAATATGGAGAAACTGATTATTCTGATTGTGTGGAATTATTTGGTGGAACTGGTGACTCTACAATTGTAAACATACGTTCTAACTATATTACATCAATTGGAACATCAAACGATTCATATTTAATTTATTTTACAAAATCAGACAACACATATAATTTAATTTTAACAAAATTAAATACTTCTACAAGTAGTATAGAATGGAATGGCAGTTCTAATGTTGAATATGGTAAAATAACCAATCTATTAATGCATTCTAATGATGCAACCACTGGTGAAGAGTTCGTTCCACAAACTGGTGTAATCGGCACACAAAACATTAACTATTTATCTATAAAGAATGGTATGTTTAATCATTTAACAATTTACCATGAAGTAGTTCCATCTTATTTAGTGCCAATTTCAGAGTGGCTTGAAACTATGTCATTTAACTGTAACTTTAATAATAACGTACAAGGTGGTACTTTAAATATTGATAATGTTACGATGATTGAAGTTAAGAAGCGTCTAAAGGATTCAGCTACATGGGTAACTCTTTATACTAAAGAAGCTAGCGCAACTGACGTTACATCCTTTGAACTTTATGATGGATTTAGTGCGTCTGATGTAGAATATGTTTACGCTTTAGTTCCTGTCACAAGTGATGGCACTGAGGGTGATTATATAACAAAAGAAGTATATAGTATATTCAGCAACTTCTATCTTGTTGATAATACAGATATATTCAAATTCGCTGTTAATGTAAGCCACAATATAACAGATTCTACTGAATATGGACTCTTACAGCCACTTAATAAACGTTATCCTGTAGTTATTCAAAATGGTGAGACAAGATATAATAAAGGTAGTTCAACATCTGCCGTAATGGGATATAAATATTTCAAGACTAGACAACTTGACCCTGTTGATATTCGTAATATGAGAAACGATGTATGCGACTTCCTTAACAATGGAAATATTAAAATAATGAAGGGTTGGTCTGGTGATATTATCGTATTGCAAAAGATAGGCGATATAACAAGAAGCGTTAATAGTGCTACTGGATATTCTAGCCTCGGATTCCAATGGGTAGAACAAGGAAAGCATATGGACGCTGATTTATATAGTGATGGAAGACTACAAGCTATGGATTTTGTTCCACCATCTATTGAAAAAGCTAATAGTTAAGGAGATATTATTAAATGGCAATTGTAGATGATAAAACAATAAATGCAACAATCTACGATAAGATATTGTATACCAAGATTACTATAATGACATTTAACTTTACAATTGTCAATGAAATAACTGGTGTGGTCGTTGGCGACCCATCTTATACTAACGACTCCACCAGTGATATTAGACGGACAATGACAATACAGTTATATCCATTATCTTCACAATTTGAAGTTAAATATGGTAGTAGCTTATGGCTAGATAAATATGTTAAAGTAGAGATTGGTACTAGGAGATTACCTAGTGACGATATTACATATATAAATATGGGTGTTTATGTAATTAATAACCCATCTAGAACTTATTCCGCAACGGAAAATATAATTACCCTTAATTGCCTTGATTTAATGTCTAGATTGACCGAAATAAGGGGCGGTGTTATTGAAGGTATGG